GTATCTATGGTAAAGAAATTAGCATCTTTATAGTACTCAAAGGCTGCAACCACATTAGGATTACCACCTTCAGGAATATCGTCAAAAATTTCTTCAACTTCTTCCTGATCTACTACTTCTTCAAAGTCATCAAACTCTGGTAAAAAATCCATGTTTTAAAATTGTTTAAATTTTAAATCACGAACTTATAATCTCGATTATAAGATCATGTTGTAAAATTCTTTTGTTTGTAAATCAAATATGTTACTTATATTTAAAGAGAAGTTTTATGCACTAGGCTTCTTCTTGGCTTGTGCCATTCCAATCTTCTCCTTAATATCTAGCTCTCTATCCTTCTGTTGACTAGCTTTAACTTTAAGCATTGTTTCAATAGGATCTTCAATACCATCTTTGTCAGTATTCTTGTCTTCATTAAACTTGTAAATATCAAGAGCTTTAATCTGAGCATCGAGATCTTTAGTCAGTTGAATTTCTTCAAGTTTTTGCTGATGCTTCTTGTCGTCTTGTTCAGCTTTAAATGCTTCCAACTGCATAGCTGCTTGATTCTGCATCTCTTGCATTTTCTCAGCTTGCTTCTGCTGTTCTTTAGCTGCAAGTTTAATTTTCTTGTGAATCTTTTCAGGTGACTCACCACGAGAGATGGCCATTACCAAATCAGAGATAATCTCAGAACCTTCACCTCTATTTTGGCTAAGTGCCTGTAGTGCAAATTGGGCTACGTTACGTCTGTATGCTTCATTGTAAGTAGTGTCTTGTAAGAATATACCTAAACCTTCATTGTCAAGCCACTCAGGTTTAATAGTAAGCAGTTTTCTAGTACCATCAGGTAAAACGTAATTAAGATAGGTTTCTGACTTTTCTGAGTTCTCTTCAAAATAATTTTTGTAATAATTGGTAAACTGGATCAAATATTCATTTAACAGACTTTTCATCAAATCATTAAGAATATGATAGTACAGTTCCAACATTGTAAAACTAGAAGAGATTGCTTGTTGATTGTCAGTAACATTGGATGATGCTGTATATTGTCCTACTGCTTGAGGAGGAATTAGCATATCGAGACCAATCTGTTTGTCAATCAATTCTAATACTTGATTAATACCAAGTATCTCATTCATACTGCCTGCTACTTCTGCTTTGACAGGAGTAGTTTTTTGATTATCAGGTATACCATTTAATGTAGCAGTAGATTCATAAAAAGAATCACCAGTTGTTCTTCGCAGGTGTTTCCAGATAGCTAGTTTATCAGCACCTTCATAAAGTGGTTTACCATCTGCGTCTGTACCTAAATCTGGAATCTTGGATACATCAATATTTTTAATGTAACCTTCGTATTTAGAAATTTCACGTAATTCAAGATCTTTAAGCAGTACGTATTCCATCATACCAGAAATACCACGCTCTACAATTGAAATGGGTTCTGCATTAAGACCTGAGAAGATTCTCCCCTTAAGACTCAATTCAAAGTCGTAAGGGTTGTCAATATTTAATGGTTGATTAGGAACTTCACCACAGTCAACATAAATGTCAGTTTGATAGCGTTTACATCTATAACGTCTGGGGATCATTAGTGACTCAGCATAAGTCTTCCTACCAAAGTCATCTACCCATTCATACCTACTTGAGTCTTTTCCCCACCTATTAGTGTAGAATACTTTAGTTGCATCACGAGGGATTGGATAATTGGCATCTACAATATCTGATATCTCATTGCCAAAATCATCAATAGTAGTCAAGTAGATTACTTCTTTAAATGCTTTAAACTCAATCTCTGTTTTCCAAAGTAGTCTATTGGCATTAAGTCTGTGGTTGTTAAGTTGACCTGTATTCTGTCCAATAAATCTATTATCGAAATCTCTTCTTGCATACATCTCTTCTGCATGAAGATAATTGAATTGATTTTGTGCTCCTGGTTTAGTAATGTCCCATGCTTCATTTGGAGTTACATTGGTAGATCCTCCAAAGTTACCCAATCTTTTTAGTGTTTCTTCTGGTACTTTATCCCACAGTTCTTCCATTGCTTGAGCTACAGTAATAGGTGTTCTGTACCACCAATAATCACCTTTTTCAATCTTAGTTACATCAGGAGACTTGTGGAATCCAAGGTGAAGATTATTAAACACTACTGGTTCAGGAATACCATTACGTTCCATGATGCCAATGAAGCACATGTCTGTACATAAAGCATGTTGAAAGATTAGTCTTTTGAGTTCTTTAATTTCAAACTTGGCTTTAAAGTAATCAATGACAGATGAGTAAAACATCTCCATTTCAGACTTGAAATTCTGCACATCAATTTCTTCAGGTTTTACTCTTTGGTCTTCTGGAACTTCTTCAATCATTTGTTGAATAGCTGCATCCATTGCTTCATTCAATAACTTTGTCAGTTCTTCATCCTTTACTTTATTGTCTCTTTCTCCAAGAAGTAGAATGTCAAAGTTGTCACCACGTTTTAGTAGTTCTCCAACTAAAAACATGTAGTATTTGTAGATAGGATTGAATACAGCTAATTCTCTATCTTCTGGAAAAGGTAATCTGAAGAGTTCGTTTTCAGGTTTACATAATTCCTTGAGGTGTTTTTTAATGTAAGTCAAGTCATTATTAACAATAGCATAAATCATTCGATATTTCTCATAACTATCATTATAGGTAGCATGATAAGGAATGATTGAGTTCATTACTGTCTCAAACCACTTGCGGTCTTTGTTGCGTTCTATTAAGAGCATTTTTTAAGTTTTTAGTCAATCCGTCAAATATCCCTGAACTCTGCTTGTTTGTTGAATAATGTTCTAATTCGTTAACTGCTAATGGTAAACCTTGTAGTGCTGATATGCCGTCAAAGTTTCCGTCCATAGTAAATTGTCTCATTTGCTTAATGGTGTAGAGACAAGGTATAGTTTCAATCAATAATTTTCCTCCAACATCAGTAAGTAGTAAATCACGAAGTCCATCTAACAATGTAACCTTTGCAATTCTATTACTCACCATATAACCAGTTTGTGTCACATTTCTTGAGTATATAAATTGTCCTTGTTCAAACTGAGGACGTAGACACAATAGACTAGCTTTCTTTTTCTTAAGCATGTGACCCCTAAATCTATCTCCTCGGTTTGCTTCATACCACACACCTCTGATTGGATTCCCATAAAATTGTATTAACTTTTCAAACACCTCGTTATAACCATCTACACCATTAGGATGTCTACTGATCCACGTTGCTGCAATTTGGTACGAAGGTAAACCAAAGCTTTCATACTTAGGATTCACAATTACATACGATGCTCCAAGTGATCCACCTTTATCTAATTCGTCAGAAACATAAGGGTCATGTAAAATAATAACAGCATCGTTAGGTATTACTCCATTTATTTTCAATTTGTCAGGATGAATGTAAATCATTACTTCACCATGAGTAGGATCAGAAGGAGCAAGAGGCCAATTGTAAATAGGTTTAGCTTCTGACAATGGTTTAATTCTGTAGTTAACTCCAGACTGTGTTCCAGAATCCCAGTAAAGCTCTATTGCTTGACCTATAGATTCATATAAATTATTTCTAATTAATTCTTTCTCACGCTCTTCTGCTTCTTTTTCTGGTAAATATCCAGACGATCCACCTAACCACATATCATCAATTTGAAGTGGTAAGTTCATACGATGGCTAATCAGTACTTGAGGATCAGAAGCTAGTTTAGCCTTTTCACGTTCATTGTGATAAAACTCATAAGCTTTCTCTAAATCAGTATTACCATTCTCATCCTTGAATCTTTTATCTACAAGTGGAGCAGGTAAGAAAAAAGCATGCCCATTGAAATCTAGTAGATTATAATCCTTTGGGTGAGTGAAAATATGTTTAGTATACTGAATCAATTCAATGTTACCAGATGTACCAATACCAATTTGTGATCCGAACTGTACACCATCTGTAGCCACTACTGCATTATTGGAACCCCAAGCTTCTTTAATCAATTTCATCAAGCCCATCTCCTCGTACACAACAGCTACACGACGACCACCAGCAGCAGATTCAGCACCTTCTTTCTTATTGTCAGAATAAACAGTATGATAGAGTTTGTCAAAGTTTCCTACCTTCTTCCAGTTGTTACCTTTTTTTACATCACGATATTGAGTCCAAGGATTCTTATGATTATTGGTCTTAAGTGATCCTTGCATGTGGATGTAGAAAGGGCAAGGTTCATAATCTTCATCTTCTGGTTCTCCATACACTCCAAACTTAGGAAGTTCGGAAAGCATTCTAATAGAAGATTCTACTTTGTCAAGGAACTCAGAACTTTTAGCAGAATTACCTGAACCTACTTCAACCTCTGCTTTACCAATAGGAGCATCAGCATATCTAGCACCGTGAAATACAAGCTCGTAAATAATTACCATACAGGCAATAGAAAAAGATTTACCACCACCACGGCTTCCAAGAATAACATGATTTTTATTGGGGTTATGATACAGAGGTCTACCTAAAGGCTTGTCATGTATCTTAAATAAGTATTCTCTTGGAGTAATAAATTTCTTGAGATCACCATTCTTATTAACAAGAGGTAGTTTTTCATTCAGTCTTAAATCATTAAACCTGTAAATATCATAATTGCAAGTATACTCATCATCATCTTCAAAGCCTGAGAAACCCATAGCTTCCATGATGTAATAGGCAAAATGCCACTCAAGATCACGTATGTCAGGAGAAATATCATGACGCACCTTATTAATAGTATCTACAATAGTACAATACTTAGCATAGAAACCTAACCTACCAGGAACATGCCGATAACCACCAAACTGAGGAAACCAAATACCTTCAATGCACTTAGTTCTCATCTCATTCCAAGCTTCTCTGTATCTAGGATCTTGTGGATGATATTTAGGTGCTGTAAATTGATCTAGTATTTCAGCTAAGTTTTCAATCTTAATCCATTCTACATCTTGCGGATAACGTGCCAGAATTGAACTAGCAGTAACTGTACTTTCTCCCATGTAGTAAGTTCTATTTTATTTGGGCTTGAGTATTCAATTGGATTAGGTTTAGTAAGAGGTAATAATCCTTTAAAAGCTAACCAAGCGTGATCTAATACCACTCCATTAACAATAGTAGGAATAAACATCTTGGGACAATCTTTACCGGTCAAATCATAATGTCTTACAACTTGATCTTTAGTAAGATTGTATTTCATCATTAATTGATTAACAAGATTAATTGTAGAGTTAAGTACACGTTGTTGATCAGAGTCAGCATTCATGCACATTTCAACACCAATAAAATAATCATTAGGGTTTTCTCCTCTTGGTACATACTTGGCACGAATAGGTAGATTACTAGTTCTGATTCTATCTCCTACATGCCACGCTACTTCATCATCAGGTATCAACTGCACAACCTGTTTATCATCTACAAAGTAATGAGCTGATGATCCACGATACGCGTTGTTGAAATACTTATGATGAGCTTGAGCATTAGCACCTTTACCTACATTAGCAGTCCAGTGAATCACAATACCACGTAATTCCTTGAGCTTCCTCTTAGGTCTATTATTATTGATTAGTTGTATGGATACCATTTTCAAAACCTTTAAATGTTTTTACAGGTAGGTTGTATTTCTCAATCAACTCAGTTAAAGCTTCACTCACTTCATCCACCATTGGAGTAGGAATATATTTATTAAGAGTTTCATCGGTAAGTTGAAAACTTTTAATTTCACAAGATCCATCCCCTTTTTTAATTTGTTCACAAAATTTACCATCGTGAATAAAAGGGGTAACGATTAATGTAGTATCATATTTATGACTTTTTACACTGTCCATAAAATGATACTTGTCTAATAATTCTTTTTCCATAATTGGAAAGTAGAATCCTTCATTGTTTTTGACAATCCAATATTCTTCTGGAACTTCTATTCCACTATATAATTTAAACACACCGTTTATATCTACTGTGTACGGAAGTGCATTAGCAAAATTTTCAAAGATTATACTAACAATACAACGATTGTCCAGACACTCTTTTGTAAACTTCATTGCACTTACCTGTACTCCTGTTTCTTTATTTGTAAACTTATACATGTTACTTCTGTTTTACATTCCAGAACTGACCTTGTTCTGTCTTAGATAATTTAGCCCCACCTTTCCCTTTCATACTCTGTTTTTCAGCAATAAATTTCTCTTTCAACTTTTCATATTGCTCATACACTTTAGGTGCATCTTTTTGAAGTATATTAATCTGAGTAGCTGTACCTTTAATTGGTTTACCATTTTCATCAGTAGAGTCAAGTGTAAGATCAGTATCTCTAATCAATCTTGATCTTTTGACCAATACTTCAGTTTCTTCTTTAAGAGCACGTTGAACAGCAGTAAGACATTCAAAAGGAAAAGCATTGTAACACTGATCAAATACAGAATCAGAGTAATCAGGTTTAATTAAATTCTCTTCCAATATTTGTCTACGTTCATTTTCTGAAATCCTAAAGAATATATTCACCTCTTCATCTGGATACTGCATCAGAACTATAAACCACATTAGTTTCGACGAGTCTTTCTTTTCCTTTAATTTATTAAAAGGAGGATAGATATTGAATAGTGGATTTATATCCCAGAAATCTAAGAGGTGGTTTACGTTTTCTGAATTAATGTGTACCATTATACTCTAGTTTTTACTTCTATTGTTTCTAATCCTTTAGTAGTCCTAATAAGTAATTCAGTAGTATAAGTCCTAGGTTTCACTTCAGTCTTAATTTCTAATGTGTGACTATCTAACTTTTTTACTTCTCCTTGTAGTATTTGTGCATCAGTAATCTTGACTGGAGATTCGTACTCAGTAATAGTGTATGTACCTACTTCAGCGTAAGGCATTAAAATTGTCATTTGAAAGTTGGTTTATATTTAGCACAAGGTTTTCTTACTTGCACCATATTATCAAAATTACAACCACAATCTACACATTTACCTTTGATCAAACACTCGTTACAAGTTCTGGCTCGATCTAGTACTTCTTGAGTAGTGGCAAGGGAATCATCATCAATTAGATAAGTCCCAAACCACTTCAAGAAATAACCTATGGAAATCTTAATTTTCTCCATCAGTTTCTACTTCAAAATTAATGTTCAATTTGAACACATCTTTGACAATAGTTTGAATTGCAGAACCAATCAACCCTGATGGGACTGTAATTACAAAGTTCTTACCTTCACACTCTTGAAGAGTTTCTGCAATATTATCATGCAGAATCTGAATCAATTGGAGTACATTATTGTAACTAATCTTCACTTTGTTACCTTCAAAAGTAGCAGCAGTAGAAAGATCAGTCAACATTTCTCCAAGATTCATAGTGTAACATCCAGCGTCTTTTAATGCTTCGTTCATTTTAATTAAATTGTAGGCCATTCAGCCCGTAAACAAATATTTCCTTGAATTGTATCGTACTCGTGTGTCTCAATAGTAAAATCTTTGTATTGAGAAATAATGTGGTCATCTGTTATCTCTACAACCATTAGTCGTTTACCGTAACCGTTTGAAGCTTCAGCAATTGGAGTAAAGTAGCCATCAACTACAGGCTTGTATTGTTTAGTGTACTTAGTTTCTTTTACCAAAGTACATTTAACGTCTTGACCTTTAATTTTAAGTGTTGCTTCCATTATATCTTCACTTTAGCTAAAATCATGTCATGCCCAATATGGAGATAACCAAAATGTCTATTTGTCAAATCAGTAGGGGGTTCTTGTGACAACCATGAACTGTGTGTAAATCCATATTCAAGAATAGGTTCATGATCTACTGAAGGTTTAATAGCAACAATACAGTGCTTACTCACCTCAATAATATCTCCAGGTTTCAACCACACTTCATACTCAGGAACAGATACTACTACTCCTCTACGTTGATAAGGCCAAGGAGTATTCATTGTCTTTCTAACTCCAATACCATTTTGAGTCATTTCCTTCATTGGAAGACTTGGCTCAATAATAATACCATTGGGTGTCTTTTCTGCTTCAACGTGAAACATACGTACAATGATATTACGAAATGGAGCAAGATTAGTATACAACTCGTCAAGATTCTTGAGATTTGCATTGTACTCTTTAATCACCGAATCTTTCAATTCCCAGTATGATTCTCCTACTTCCAGCTTATTCATTTGTTTGTGCTGATCTGAAGTAAGACGTTCTCCATCTGTCTGAAAGTAAAAGCTTTGTTTTGCATTTGGATCTGGAAAGTTATTCTGTGCAAAATCAGTCATTGTTTGCTTTCCACCACTTTTGATAAAGTTCATATAAGAAGTTGTTGTTTTTAGATGAATATTTTGTAATCTTAAGCTCTCTAATTGCCTTTTGATAACTAAAATCAAACACACCAAAGTAATGCATTACAATCCTATTCTTCAGTTGTGGATTGATCAAGAATGACCTGAGAGCTTTAAACAGTAGCTTTTCAAATTCTTCAACCTTCGCTTTTGAGGTCTGCAATTGCTCTGCCGTCAAACTTACTATTTCCTTTTGACTCTTGGGTAGCTGACTCATCTCCTTTGTATTTCATTATGAAGCACATGTTAATCTCTTCACCTTTAAGAAACTTTTCCTTGATTTTCAACAGTCTAGGATTAGGTCTTGTATTAACTCGTTTATTTGGATCTTTTACATTGATTAACAACTCAAGATCAGTAAGAGGTTTACGAAATGAGCTTACTTCTGGACGTTGAATCTTAAAATTTTGCTCCAAATGTTTGAACCAAGGATTAGTAATCCAACATACATTAGGGTTGTCTTGCTTAAGAATCCAGGCCATAAATGCAATCTGCTTAGGACTCATTCCATATCTACCTTTAGCATTGAGTACATTAAAGAATTGAATCCAGAACCCTTCTTCATCCAGTTCGTAAGCTTCAGTAGTAGCATTATTATTTAGTACGTTCAGTATCATTTGGATTCATATTGAAATTTAGTTTCCATTAAATTTTGACAAATCATCTGAAAATAAGGATAAATAAGTACAATCATCTGGTTGTATACTTCTTGCTGGTCACCCTTAGTCTTTTCTCCAAGTTCTCTAAGAGCCTTAATCTTGTCAATAAAAGGTTGATTGTACTGGTCAATAGATGCTTGAAAGCTAGGAGCAGTCTGTTCAATAAACTGAACCATCTCGTGTAGAATCCCAATCTCACCAGCAATGGCTACAGTGATCATTTGTCTTGGTAACTTCTCCATTTTAAACTCATAGTCCTCAGTGCAACCAAGAGCTTTAGCCAACTCCAATGTCCAACCTCTAGCATTGACCAACTTAGACGAATCCATTTTAAGATTCTTAGCTGTAGCGATACGAGTGGAGATTAAGTCAGCGATGTTGAGTAGGGTGTCAATCTCTGGTTGTAATTGTAAAGTGGGCACGTCTTGTACCAGTTCCTCTGTTTGTATTTGCTCTGTCATATCAAAACTTAATTAAAGGTAAAAAAAATCTAGCCTCTACAATCTTAGTAGTAGGACGATAGCCCAAAGATACTTGAAACTTTTTAGTATCATAACTAAGACCAAAAGAAGGTTGAAATAAATTGTCAAAATCTGAATCTATACCTCCATAATACTTAATACCTCTGAAGTATTTAGTAACTTCTTTAGTTACAGTAACTGTATCAGGTTGACGTTCACGAACTACAATCTTGCGTTTAAAATCAAGAATTGTACCCGATAGGGTAATAGAATCATTAATTGTGACTAAAGAATCCCGATAGGGTATAACAGCTAATGATTTAGTACTATCGTAAGTTACTACGTCTATTAACCTGTCAACAGTATCATGCACTACTTCGACTACAGTGTGAGTTAAAGGAATATACTTAATCTTAGTTACTGGTACTTTAACAGACGTAACCTTCTCAATATAAGTAGGTACTGAAACCTTCTTAGTAATGATTCTTGCCTCTTGTGGTTGTTCACATTGCTTAAATCCAAAGAACATTAGTAATGCTCCAAGGATTACACCTAGTCCTATTTTCATTGTGGTCTTAAATTAGCAATTTCAAATCCATACCAAAATCTAGCTTGTTGTAAATGCTCTCGTACAAGATCTACATACGCATATTTAAGACAGATTCTTTCTTTATTAATCTTTTGAATTTCTTCCCAATTTTCTCCATCACCAAGGCTGCCATTGTAAAAATCTATGACTTGTTCAAGATTAGGAGCGTAATATAAATCTTCAAAATCCTCAATAGCTTTTTCAATCACAGCTCTTTGAGAATTGCACATGTCAAGTACAGACCATTCAGGAGCTTTTTCAACTACTGCAACCTCTTGAGTAGGTACAATCTCTTCAGGTTTACTAGTGACAATGTAAGGACTTGGTGACTTAGAAACATCTCCAAGCAATTTACCCAGCCAAGACTTAGCTAATTGAAGTTCTCTCCAAGCCAATGTAGTCTCAGCAGATGTTTTATTCTCATTAGCAATTTGAATTAGAGCATCTACTTGTACTCTAAGTCTTTTGATTTCCTGGATGCACTCTTCCAGATTATTAAATGTTTTCATTTTTGTTTAGTTATTTCCATTGATAAATATTCTTTCTGACCATACTCATTAATGATGTACAATTTATACCTTCTGGTAGTTACAATCTTGTTTAGTGTACAGTTGTTTGGGCGGATGTGATTTTCAATCTCACCTTTTGTATTAAAGTACTGAACTGTGTAGCTATTCATGTTGAGAGGACACTTGTAAATAGTATCTCTAGTCTCTACAACCTCTACTTTCATTCCAGAGTCCATCACGTTAACTGGAGTTTCCACTTTACCTTTTACAACTTCAGTAGTCCAATTATCATACCAATTAGAACCTCCGTAATATAGAACACTGTTAGATGTAATTCCACTAGACGGAAATGAATCAGTGGTTACCCCAATATTTTTGGATACTTCAGGTATTTTCCACAACTTAGGTTCTGGACTTTTCTTCACAAATAATCTCTCACCATCAACCGTTACTGATTGTGATTGGACTAGAAGAGGAAGTAACAATAGTGGTAATAGAATTTTCATGTTTATACAATTTAGCTCTAACTGCTGCATCTTTAGCTTCTAGCAATTTTCTTAATGCAGTAGATGTTTCTGAATTAGGTTCCAAGTTTTCTGTGATCCAATTAGCTAACTCACAAAAAGGTTTACTGACTTCTTGTAAATGAGCAGGTAGATGTTGATAAGTAAAAAATTGAAGTATTGGATTCATCGTTTTTCAGCTATTAAAGTTATCTGATTAATGTATTCCTCTTTCGGTGCTAAAATTCCTACAACCTTAATCAAATGATCGTGATTGGTAGATAACGGTAGGTGAAAGTTGTTTAGCACTTTATCCTCATTAGTTAGCACTAGCTCCAGTAATTTGCCAATCTTGGTTGCTTTCTGTAGTTTCCACATTTGC